GACCGTAGGCATCAACAGTGACGGTGGCGTTGGTGTAGCTCCCGGCAGTGACGCCGGATGTTGCGAGCGACCAGGTGACTGCTGCCGATCCGTTGAAGGTCGAGCCGCTCAGTCCAGTACCGGCGGTGTGTGCATTGGCTACGCTTCCAGCCGATCCAGTAACGCTGATGCCCCACGAGCCAGATGCGCCAGAACCAGTCAGAGACGGGGAGTAGCTGGTGTAGTTGGTGCTCAGAAGAACGTCCGCGTAACTCGAGTACGCCGTGGCAGAACCGAAGCTCTGCTGGTAGATCCGCATCCCGATGGCATCCTTGCGGAACAGGACCAGGTTGTCATTCCCGCCGGACGAGTCACTGTAGCTGCGCAGATGCAAGTAGTCGGCGTAAGGCGCTGTGTTGTTGTTCGACCAGCTCGTGAAGCCAAATGTGTGGCGCTGCGATGAGATGCTCGAAGGCGAGATGGTTCGGACGTCCGCAGAACTCATGCTCGCCGAGTAGCCTGTGATGCTGCCGCTGCTGGTGATATATCCGCTCGGGTTTGTGCTGTTGTACGGCGTGAAGCCCAGCGCAGTCGTCACCTGGCTTGACGTGATTGCGCCGGTGTAGGTGGGCAGATCCGCAGATGCAAGGGAAGCACCTGCCGTCACGCGACCCTTGGCGTCCACCGTGACCTTCGTGTACGTGCCAGCGGTCACGCCACTGTTGGCCAGCGTCAGCGCAATCGACGTGGTTCCGGAGCCGCTTGCATCGCCAGAAACGGTGATGGACTGGTTGCCAGTCAGGTACGTGTTGGTGTCCAGCGCCCAGGTGTTGGCCGCAGTCTTCTTCAAGAAACCGCTGGTGCCAGCCAGCGCAGCAATCGCATCCAGGTCGGCATCCCATGCCTGCACGTTGGTGCCGATCACGAGACCAAGCGACGTACGGGCGGTTGCGGCCACTAGGCCAGTGCTGCCGCCGTCCCACTTGTTGCGGTCGGTGTAGGCCGTATCCCAGTTCGTCTGGCTTGCGGTCGTCGGGATCGAGTAGCCGGACGTCAGCGAGATGGCAATGGTGCCGCTCGTCGTGACGGGAGTGCCGGACACGGACAGGCCGGTCGGAACGCTCACGCCCACCGAAGTGACCGTACCCGTGTTGGTCGTGTATGCGGTCGTGTCCAACGTCCAGGTGTTGGCCGACGTCTTCTTCAACAAACCCGTCGTGCCCGTGAGCCCGGCAATCGAGGTAAGGTCCGCATCAAGTGGCTGGTACGTACTGGCGGCAGAGGCTGTGGTCAGGTAGGACGAGAGATCAACGGTTGCCCACGAGGCATTCGTGCCGTCCGTGGTCAGGAACTTCCCGCTGTTGCCCGTCTGCGTGGGCAGGCCAGATCCAGCAGCGGCCCAAATCGGATCGACGCCTGGGCCTTGGGACGTGAGAACTTGCCCAGCCGTGCCAACTGAGCTACCACCAAGCGCAAGCGCGCCGAAGAGACGCGTCTTGGTGTGCAAAGAATTACCGAGCGTGACCTCGTTGTTCACGTCGTACGCGGAGGCCGTCGCCGCATTCCCGATGACGACGTTGTTGCGACCTTTAGCGATGTTGCCGCCGGCATTTACGCCCAAGACAACGTTCTCTCCGCCTGTCGTGACACCTGCGCCGGCGTTGAGACCAAGGAAGACGTTCTCCGCAACAGTGCCGCCAATGACAAACGTCTTCACGTAGAAGCCGTAGATGTGATAGACCGGACGCCACGTCGCGCCGGTGCCGTCAAAACCGTTCGGGTTGGTGACGCTGATGGAGTAGTAGTGCGTCCCGTACTCTAGGGACCTGGACATCGCCGTGATCGCGCCCAAGTCGATCAGGTTGTAGACGCCTGACCCGGACTCGTCGTTACCCGGATTCGGAACCTCCACCACGATCTTGAGGTTCTGCCCGATCTGGAGCGTGCCGTCCCCGATGGCGTTGTAGATCGATACAGCTACGGATCCAGAGTCGTAGCTGTCTCCGGAAATAGTCGATGTAGAGGCGCCGATGCTAATCTTGGCAGTTCCGGTTCCATAGTCGATCTCTTGGGGCGCCGAATAAACGCCGGTGTCCGTTTTCCCGTACAACAAACCGCTAGCAGTGGGAGTGCCGGAAGTAATACCTAACGAGGACCACGATGCAGCGGTTCCGTTCGTGGTGAGGAACTTGCCACTGTTGCCCGTTTGGCTCGGCAGCGCATCGATTGTAAGATTGCCGGAGCCAAGGATGGAACTGCCGTTGACGGTCTTGATTCCGGTCAGTCCGGCGGCGCTGCCATTGAACTGCGTGGCGCTGACGGTTCCGTTGACCTGGAGGTTGCCGGACATTGATCCGCCAGCCGATGAAAATGGCGTAAATCCAAGCGCCGTGGTGACGTCGCCGCTGGCGAGAGCTCGGTTTTTCCACAGGCCGTCTGAGGCTAGCACCAGGAAGTCGTTGGTAGCTTTCGACGTAATCAGGATGTCGTGCAGCTCATCCAGCTCGTAGCCGTTCTGGATCTTGACCTGGATGACGCCATTGTTGGCTTGAACACGCGAAACCACGCCAAGGTACACTGTGTTGTTCGGCGCAACCGGCTTGTTGGCAAGGCCAAAAACCATGCCGCCGGCCGTGGTTGGGGATAACCACACCGGATCGCCAGCCGTCGCGGCAGACGTATCAATGCCCGACAGGGCGCCCTCGCACACCACGTTGCCGATGGTGTCGTTGGCGATGTCCGCAAACACAATACCGAAGGTCTTGCTCGATGTGGATTCTGCGTTGGCCAGAGCCTTGCTGACGAGGATGTTGTCGCCGTTGGCGCCGGAGATGTAGACCACCGTGCCCTTGGAGAGAGTTGCGCCGGTGCTGTTTTTCACCGCCACACGAACGTCGGTGGCAAAGTTGTCGATCCACTGGCTGTTGTAGTTGGTGCCGTCAATCTTTGACAGAACTTGTCCAGCCGCGCCGCCGGTCGGTTGTCCGGCTGCTGCCGTGGCGGGCGTGAAGCCCAGGGCCGTGGTGACGTTGCTCGAGGTGAGCTCACCGAGAATGGTGGACGCGCTCTTGTTCTCGACGTTGCCGATGCCGAGGTTGGTGCGCGCCGTTGTGGCGCTCGCCAGGTCGGACAGGTTGTTAGCGACCAGCAATGCCCCAGTCAGGGACGCGTACGCGGCAAGCCAGGCCGTTCCGTCGTACACCTTCATGCCACCACCGGAGGCCATTGAGTTGGTGTTGTAGTACAGGTTGCCGGCGGCAAGAGGGCCACCAGTGTTATCGGTCGTCGGGTCGGAAGACTTCGGCCCCAGGTACTGGTCGTTGAAGTTGGCAAACGCAGCAAGGGCGGAATCCCTGGCCGACTCTGCACCGGCCTTTGCGGCGGCAGCATCGGTGGCGCTCGAGGACGCATTCGTTGCCTGTGTCGTAGCCGTGGTTGCGCTTGACGCTGAGTTAGTCGCACTGGTCGCCGCTTCAGATGCCTTCGTAGTGGCAATACCGGCTTGCGTGGTGGCGGTCGATGCGCTCGAGGCAGCATTCGTTGCGCTGGTGGCCGCTTCTGCCGCCTTGGTTGTGGCCGTGCTGGCAGATGTGGACGCAGACGACGCCGAGCTCGCGGCGTTGGTCTCGCTAGTGGCTGCTGCGGTCGCAGACGCAGAGGCGGCGGTGGCGCTGTTTGCCGCATTGGTAGCCGACGTAGCAGCGTTGGTAGCGCTGGTCGCGGCTTCCGTCGCCTTTGTTGTTGCGGTCGTTGCTGAACCAGCGGCAGACGTTGCGCTGGTGGCTGCGTTCGTAGCGGAGGTTGCTGCCTCAGCCGCTTTGATAGTTGCGATACCAGCCTCAGTAGCCGCGGTCGAGGCCGACGTCGCAGCATTGGTGGCTGATGTTGCAGCCTCGGATGCCTTGGTCGTTGCGGTAGTTGCAGAGCCGGATGCAGCGGTTGCGGATGCGGCAGAGTTTGTCGCGCTGGTTGCGGCATTGGCTTGAGAAGTTGCTGCCGAGCTCGCGCTTGCAGCGGCGTTGGTTGCCGATGTGGCGGCTGCGGACGCACTCGATGCAGCCTCGCTTGCTTTTGTAGTCGCCGTCGTGGCAGAACCGGCGGAGGCGGCGGCTGAGCTGGCCGCGCCAGTAGCCGACGTTGCGGCCTCCGCAGCCTTCGTGGTTGCGGTCGAAGCCGAATTAGAGGCGGACGTGGCAGAGCTAGCGGCATTTGTTGCCGCAGTCTCGGCGGCATTTTTTGCCGCCATGAGCTCAGGCGTCACGTCACCGGTGTCACCCTTTAGTCCCTGGATACCTTGGATACCCTGAATGCCCTGGATGCCTTGCGGCCCTTGCGGCCCCTCGCTAACGATGGTGACCGTTTGCGCAGAGGAAACCTCTTGGACGACAACGGTTGCGCCGATTTCTTCGACAACGACCAAATCGCTCATCGAGTGATCTCCTTGGAAACAGTGATCTCTCCCTCCATGAGACGGGTCACGGTTCCGTCATTAGAGGTCAACTCAAGGTCGTACTTGCCACGAGACCAGCCGATCGCCGCGGTGGTCGTCGCGCTGAAAATCATCGTTATCGTTCCGGCGCCAGTTCCTGAACCAGTGGTGAGAACCAGCTTGCCGTTGGTCGATGATAGCTCAAGCAACACATCGTCCGATGCAGCGCTCTTGCGGATCTGCATCTTGGCTGTGTAGCCGGTCAGGTTGACGGGTACTCCAGCACTGTCTTTCCAGACAATCGGCTTGATCAGAGTCGCTCCCTGTTCGATCTCGAAGTCATAGCTTGCTGCTGGCATATCAAATTCTCCGGAGCTTTGCGCTCATTACGGAACGGACCTGGCCGTGGGTAGCGCGCTGACGAGCCACGTTAATACCCTGCTGGAAAAGGGTCCTGTGAACTGCCGCCATCTTCTCGTTGCTGTACGGCTTGCCAACGCTGATCATCAAGCGAGACAGAGCGCCGCTTGCGATCGTTTCGGCATAGTCCTCGAGGATCACGCTCTCGATTGATTCGCTGGCGCGAGTTGGCTTCAGTGCCACTCGCATGGTCAAACCGCTGGGGTAGTCCTTCTCAGGCGGATTCCACACGGACACCGAGCGCTCATCCTTCTGGAGATAGAACCTCGGCGTGCTGGACTTGTCCTGGTACGAGCTGAACAGACGGTTGTAGACCGATGCCTCACGCACAAAGTCGGGAGCCAGCGGAGTCAAAGGCGTGTCCTCGAGCCAGGCTTGCATCACCTTCACGACGATGTAGCCCTTTGTCGGCTCCAGGTCGTAATCAACGACGCCTTGCTTGAGTGTGACAGGGTCGTGGTCGCGGACCATCACCAGGCTCTTCTCGCAGAACTCGATGCAGGCGTTGCGCACTGCGTTGACCACCAGCATCTCCGCGGCGCCAGGCACCTCGGGCATGATGTTGGGGAAGAAATCTTCGTAGGACGCAGCCATCAGACGCCTCCAGCTTGAATGCTTTGCGGATTGGACTCGCCGCCCTTACGGTTCAAGGACTGGCCGAATGCCACATCCTTCTGCAACTTCATGCCCATGAGTCCGCCGAACAGATTCAGGTAGTTGTTAGCGAGAGCTGCGTTGCCGCCGTAGTCGGCTTCCTTGGCGTATGCGCGGAACAGAACAAACAGCACGATGCCCTCGAAGTAGGCGTCAGCAATTGCCAAGTCGTTGTTGGTTGCTGTCAGAGTAGTCGGACGCTTGGAGTACAGGAGCTCGACCTTTACCCCGGCGTTCACTGGAGGATTCACCCAGAATGTCGTGGGGTTGCGCTCGTCGTAGACAGAGTTCTTGACCTCGGACTTCTTGGTGTTGGTGTGCCAGTACGGATCGTAGGCATCCAAAGTGTCGCGATCGGTGGGGCGGATTGCACGACCAGGAGTCGTGCCGTCCGAGCCGATGTTTCGGATCACGTCCAGCAAGCGGTAGCCGGAAGAAGGGATGGACTGCTTGGAGCCAGCCGCCAGGGTGACGACCTCGCTGACCGGGAAACAGTCAGGGCGGTATACCGCAATGATGCCTTGCGCATCGTTGATGGCGTCGATCAGCTCCTGATCTGTCCAGCGGTAGCCAGTAGCGTCAGCATCGTTGAGGATGGATCGAACCCGAGAAAGAACGTCAGAGACCTTCATGCTTCACCCGGCGGTTGTTTGGACTTGCGCTGGGGCTTGCCGGCCTCTTTCCTGAAGGCTTTGAGGGCGTCCTCAATACCGAGACCAGGCGCCGTTTCCGACTGCGCTGTCTCTGGATTTTCGTTGGGGTTTTCCTGCGGAACGGGCTGTGGCGGGTGCTCGTAAGGCTCCATGTCGTCCCGCTGCGCGAGCTGCGGAGTCCACGCGTAGATATGGCCAGATGTCTTTTGTTTGAGCAATTTCATAAAAAAAGGGAGGGAGTTTCCTCCCTCCCCTCCATCAGGGTTTACCCGATCACTTGCGGACGTAGCCGTGAACCAGAGCTTCGGGCTTGGTCACCTTGAAGCCGTACACGTTCAGACCGCGGACGATGTTGCCGAACGTGCTTTGGGCACGCAGGGTCTCGACGTTGGTCATTTGCGAAGCGAAAGAGATCGCGTCGCGGGTGCCGGCCATGATGTTCCATGCCTTGTAGTCGGCAGCGCCGCCGGTGCCGCCAGCAGCAGCATCGGATCCCAGGTCGGTGACGCTGGACAGGTTGTTGCTGACGTACAGGGTGAAGCGGTCCACTATGCCCAGCTTGCCGTTACGCAGGGGCGTGACGGAGTCGCCGGTCAGGTAAGCTGCCTTCAGGTCCGAGCGCTTGATCAGCGAAGCCATCCAAGCGGGGAGCACGGCCCAACGGCCATCTTCGGGCACGTTCTGCTCGTCCAAGCACTGACCCATGTCCAGGATCATGTCCAGAACCGTGGAGCTGGTCACTTGGCGGGGAGCGCCGGTAGCACCCAGGTTGATGTCGCCAGAGATAGCGCCAGCGGTGGCACCCTTGTTGGCGGTGGCTGCGTCAGCGTACACGCTGCCGAGCACGTCGCCGTCGATCGCGATCTTCATCTGCTGCGAAGCGTCGTTCGTGAAGATGTCCATCAGCTTGACGTCGGCTTGGGTAGCATCCACGTCGTCCAGAACGACTGCGAAGTACTTGCCCTTGTCGATGTTCAGCTCCAGGGGCGTGGAGGTGGGAACCTGGTTGGTCAGGTTCTGGCCCTTGGAGTAGTTGCTGATGGTGATCGTGGGGATCGAGCGGATGTTGACCTTGTCACCCTGGCCCTTGATCTCGCCTTCCCAGTCGTTGTTGGTGATCTCGCCCAGGACGGTGCTCTTGTAGAACTTGACCTGGAGCTTGCCCGACCAAACCTCGGGGATGAAGTTGGAACCGGACGAGCTGGCGTAATCCCCAGCATTGCCGGAGCCGTAGTAGTTGCTAGAAGCGGTAACTGACATGATTCAAACCTTTCGGTACTGATCAGTCGGCCTATCGAACTCGTTTTTCTCGAATCGCCAACTGAATTTCTGCGTCGATAGCAGCAGCATCCGCATCAGAGATCTCGCCTCTCCGTTCTCGAGCGTAGAAATTTGCGATCTCTCCGCGAGTCCAGAGCTTCTTGCCCGCTGGCGCCTCGGGGGTCCGAGTCGCTACCGGAACAAGTTGCGAGTCCAGCGAGTTGGTAGCTGCTGCCGCTTTGTTCTGTTGAACCTTTTTGAACGCATTGAAGAATCTGGCAACGCGATCCGCATCGCGCTTCCCTTCAGCCTCCGAAAGAATGTCCTGGCGCGTGTAGCCGGTGATCTCATCGATCTCACTCAGCCACGTATGGAAGTCGGGGTCATCGTTGATCGCCATCCAGTCCGGAACCGACGAAGCCAACTTCTCATAAAAGCCGACCTCTTTGTTCTGAACCAGAGTCGAATCAAGCGACTCCAGCCGTTTCTTGAGTTGGGCGATCTCGTCGTCTTTACCCTGAACCTCTTCCCGCGCTGCGCGGCGGATCAGGTCTACGAGCGGCTCACCGTACTCATTCACTTCCTCCGGCTTCACCAGCGATTCCTTCGGTTTCGCGAGCGATGCCTTAAGCGCCTCCACTTCTTCGGTCAGGCTATTCAACTTGCCGTCACGCTCTTTGAGCGCCGCATGCAGTCGGGGAACCTCGGCATTGTATTTGCCGTGCAGCGTTTTGTACCTTGCTTCCCACTTATCGTCTCCCTCTGACGGAGGGGTGGCCGCGGGTGCGGTGGTTGCCTGAGCTGCTGGTTCACTCGGAGCCGGCGTATTGGCCGGAGGGTCCGAAGCAGAAGGATCGCCTGGCGGGGGATCTTGCTGCTGCTGCTGCGGCTGTCGAGCCTGTTGCAGTCGTTGAAGAGCTTCGTCTGCCTTTCTTTCCGCCTCGAGGACGGCACGTGGTAGGTTCAATTCAAACTCCTTGAGCCTTCACTCCGCGTCAGGGGCCTCCGAGGGTTTTCCCTAATACTTCGATCCGGTGTTCTCGGTTGCCAGCGATACCGCCGCTGGTCATGCGGTTGCCCCAACGGGGCGGGTTACTTCAGTTTTCGGAGGATGTCTCTTGCTGACTGCTTCTTTTCCAGAAACTCAGCCAGCGCTTGAGACGCTCCTTGATTCCACCGGGACTGAACTTCGTCACGAGTGGCGTCATTCGTGCTGCGAATTTGGCCCAAAGATTCTTCAAGCCAGCTACACACCACTTCAAAATCACTGTTCCCTCCCAGCGAGGCTAACGACTGGAGAACTGTAATTGGTGGTTTCGCAAGCATGTGCTTACTTCTTGTAGTCCTGGCGGCTACGGACCCCAGGGCCCAAGTTGTACGTGCATTCGTTGGGAGCGCCGTAACCACCGATGACCAGGCCGCCGTCAGCCATGTGCTCGCCGGCGTATTTGGCAGGGCTCATGCGGCCAGACTTGATGGCGTCGGCGTTGCGCTTGATCTCCTTCGCGCTGTGATTGCCTTCACTCTTCTCGCCGGCCATGTACTGATCCTTGCTGATCTTGCCGCTCTTCAGCGCCTTGGCTTCTGCCATCTCTTCGGCGCGGGTTTCTTTTCCGCGAAACATTTTTGCCGCCATCACGGACCTTACTTTTTGTAGTTTTGCAGAGAGCGAATTCCAGGACCCTGCGTCTCATCGCACACATTCGGCGGCAGGAAACCAGGAAGATGGCGCAGCAGCGGAGCTTCGTCGATGTCGTGCTCCATGTCGTGCTCCATGTAAATGTTTTTCTCCTCGGGCTTAATCTTGCCGGTGTTGGGCTTCTTTGCGTTGTACGGTTGTTTCATGACATATCCTTCACTGGACTAGGTTTGCCGATTCGCCGCCGGCGGGGTTGCCTGCGGTATCGAGTGTCGCTGGTGCTTGAGCTTGCTGAGCTGCCATCTGCTGCATTTGCATAGCCTGCATCTGCTCTTGCTTGAACTCGAGCTCCTCCGGGGTTGGCACGATCTTGTCGGTGTCCATCTGGAGAGACTCGGCAACCTGACGCAAAAGGTAGGCGCGACCTTGCGGCCCGACGATCTGAAGATCGACTGGGTTGGCTGTGGCTTGCAGGAACTCGTTGCGACGCATCTGCAACTGCTCCTTGGCCACCAGACCCATGGCGCCCTTGGCCATGACCTTGAAGTCGCCCTTGGCCGAAATGTCCGGGTCGTAGATCATGTTGTGGACGTACAGTCGGTTTACGATAGAAGAAACAACAACGTCCACCGAAGCAATCGCTGACTTAATGCCCTTCGCCGCGTTGTCCATCAGCATAGACAATCCAGATGCTGTGCGGCCAGCACCACCCGCGGCGCCGCTGCCGTACACATAGTTCGGGATGCCGGTGACCTCGTCGGCCTGGCGCATGTAGAACTGATAGACGTTGAGCAGCTCCGCCGCATTCATGTTCGGCTGGAAGAAGCGCACAGCCGGCTGACCGCCACCGGTTCGATCGCTGGTCGTCTGCCAGATCTTCCAGGGGAACATCGACGTCACGTCTTCGCCGTCAGGTAAACGATCGACGTGGATCTCAGCCTGGGGACCAGACGCCACGCCCATGTTGTTGGCAAGGCTGCGAGCCGCCGCGTTGCACATGATCTGCACGTCGCGCATCACTTCGCCCAGAGCCACGCCCCAGAAGGAGCCAGGCACCGGAACCCACTGTGCGATCTCGTAGGGGCGGGCGCCCAGCGGATCCGGGTTGAGCGACACCTTGATGATGAAGGGGCCGATCTGCCAGACGTTGACCTCGTACTCCTTGTACGGGTCGAGCTTCTTCTTAAAGCCCCAGTCCATGAGCATCTTGCCGCTGACCGAACCCCAGAACTCCAGGGCCTCAATCACTTCCTTGGTGTACAGACGAGAGTGAGGCTTGCCCTCGAGGCGGTCGCGTTCCTGGTCGCCCATCAGCCACTGACGGAAACCCTGATCGCCAAAGCGATCGAGCACCTGGTCGATGTCATCATCGCTGTACCCAGGAGTGCCACGCATAGCTTGCAGGCTGGAGCGGGTCAGGCGGTGACGCTCGATCAGGTATCCGTCGTTGACGTTGCTCGAGTTGGGTGACGGAAACATATCGTGCGGCGACACGCGCTCGGTCTGACGCACGTAGTCGTTCACGACGACCGGCTGGAAGCCCTGGCCCCAGTGCATCGTCTTCTTGCGACGCACGACCGGGCCTTTCAGGATGGCGGTCGGGTAGGTGACGAAGTCGTCAATGAACTCGCGGAACGCAACCTCGAAGCCGCCAGCGGTGAGCTGGTCCTCGATCTTGTTCTCCATGCGGTTGGCGCAGCGGTCAGCCTCCTCGCGCATGCGAGCCATGATCGTGTCGTGGACCTGCTCCATACGGACACGGAAGGCTTCAGGGTGAACCTGTCCACCATCCTGGACAAACTGCTGCATCTCCATCTGTACGAGCTCAACTATGCCGGCGGAAATCTCGGGCGGCAGCTCTGGTTCTTTAGATGGCTGGAGCTCGTAGGCGCGACGTCCGCCACCAAGCATGACGTCCGTGATCCAGTTGGCAGCAGCACGGGCCTTGATGTCCGTGATCCGCATGTAGATGTCAGAGCCGCCAGTCCTGGCGATCTCCATAGCCTTGTCCGGATCGTAGACGCCGCGGCGCTGACGCTCGCACTTGAGCAGGCGCTCGGTTGTCTCGGTCTTGGAGAACTTGGCTCGTTCCCAGCAATCCGTGATGTGGCGCGAAAGGCCGGAGTACAGGACGTCGATCAGGTCGTTCTTCTGCTTGACCTTGATGTCCACTTCTGTCGGAGGCGTAGCTCCGAGCATTCCAATTGCAAGTCCGTTCATGTTCAGGTCCATCCCCTGCTGGATGCCTGTACGACCGATCGCGCCCTGGCAGGACGCAGGCCGTTACGCACCCGCATGCACAAATACTGAAGAGCGTCATGAGGATGCGAGAAAGCATCCTTGACGGGACGGTCCCTGTATCGCGCAGCGCCTGAACTTTTCACGCGCTCATACCGGTAGCGACCATTGAATCCTTTACGCAACGCCGAACAACGTGGGTCCAACAACAGACCCGGCCCGCCGTCAATCATGCGTGTCAGGAAGAATGCAACCGATTCTCGCCGGGGTATCCAATCATTGGTTGGCGCGGGCTCGGTTGGGATGCCCAGCTCGAACAGCTCCTGGAGACAGGTGCGCTCGTCGGTCTGCGCCCGGATCTGGCCGGCGGGGTCGCCTTCCGAGAACCGGGTGAAGCCGTTGTACTTGTTGGTCAGGATGGGGCGGACAACGTCAGCGGTGAACTGACGGATACCCATATCCTCCGCAATGATCTCTTCCAGGATCCGGAGCTGCCCATTCGGCATCTGCTGACCAATGATGCAGGCTGGGGTTAACCCGAAGTCCCAGCCCAGGATGATGGGCAGGCCGCGCACCGGCTCGAGGTGCTTCTCGCTGACGTGAACCCGATCGTTGAACTCGGGGAAGACGGGCTTGCCGTCTGAGGTCGTGCCGTAGTTTCCGAGCAGGAAGACGTTGATCCAGCCGTCCTGCTTGCCGCCGATCTGGCGCATGTAGTACTCATGGCCAGACGGTAGGTTGTCGATGTTCTCGGCTTCCGGGTTTGGATGGTAGGCGCCGTCCTCATCCCGATACAGACCGCCAGGCTGACGGAAGAACTGCCAGCCCTTGGGGGTGTCGAGCTCCGCGATCTGGTAGTACCAGTGGTCGTCGTCCGGCGGGTTCGTGTCCATGATCACGCCGGTCCAGGAGGGGCCACCCTTCAGCTTGGACGGGTAGCGGCCCACACGCTGAGTACACATATCGAAAACGCCCTTGGAGATCTCGGACGCCTCGTTGATCCACACGCCGGTAAGTTCCAGGGAGCGCAGCTTTCCGGTGTCCAGCTCAGAGTCCAGCGCCAGGAAGATGACCTCGAGCTCCATCGAGGTGCCGTCGCCGATGTCATCGATCCGCATGAAACTGGTGATGGGCGTATCCCAGCGGATAGGCGCCACGTTCTGCGGGAACCAGGTCTGCCACGTCTTGATTGTGGTGGACTTCAGTTCGGGGTAGGTGTTTCGGATGATGGCCCAGCGGGATCGCCGGACGTTGTCGTACCACGGCTCCTGCCGGAGGGCGCGCATGACGATTTCGGAGCAACAGGAAGACGACTTCCCAGAACCGACTGGACCCATGAGGCCACGGATGAATGAATTGTCAGCGTGAAACGCTGCGGCGTTGGGGCCAGGCGGGTAATACGTGACCAGCCCGTCGTCATGTTCGACTACCTCGAGACTCATTTCTTGGGCGGGAGCGCCGCGTTCAGATTGAACGTGATGCCTTGAGTCCCGGTTTCGATCTTGACGTCGGACAGGTTAGGGAGGGATTTATCCAGGAGGATCTTCGCCGCACGGATCTGGGACTCGGACATTTCCTTCTTGCCGGTCACGTGGTCGTGCAGGGCTCCGATGTAGTACGAAGCCTGGATCTTTTTGCGTACGTCGTCTTGATGGGTCTTGCGCATGCGTGCAGCCATATCAACCTCATGTCTGCCGTTGGTGGCATGCGCCGATTGTCGTTGGGGATTGGCCTGATGGAGCTGGCGGCAGGAATCGAACCCACACCCACGGACTACAAAACCGTGACGCTACCGTTACGCCACGCCAGCTTTACCGGAGGTGGTTGCGGGACGTGGTAACGATCCACGCTCAGTACGGCTTATGAGACCGTCCGGGTCACCTGACCATCCCGCGAAAGAAGAGCGGTGCCTTACGGGCACCAGTCGGTCAGGTCACGCCGGGGAGGAGCACTTTCGTGTAGGACCCAGGCCCTGACTGCGGATGTTACGCGCCACCTTCCGCTGGGCGCATGGCCAATGTCTAAACCAGCCATCATGAGCAGTTGGAAGTATGGCTGAGGTTTTCCCCGAAGGTATTGGTACAAACCCCAACTACAAGTTGGCACGCTTTCTGCAAATAGATATATAAAAGATATATCGGTATATAAGAACTACGTATAACCGTAGTACGTATAACCGTTTATATAACCATACGACACACACTCTCAAAGTGTGTGTCTATTACTACAAATAACACCGGTATATACCGGTTACGTATAACCGTTCTACGTATAACCGGTTGTATACCGATATCTATATACGTATATATCTATATATAACTATATATAGGCGTCAGTGAGAGAGGCGAACCTTCTCTGACGCCGCTGCAAACGTCTTGAAGAGCTGCTCGACCAGCTTCATCAGGTCCGGCTGAGCTCCAAACTCCCGCAAATCGAGCTCAGACTCGAAGTAATGCGGCTCGCCGTACAGCATCACGCTCCCGGAGAGGGTTACATGCCACGGAGCGTGGACGATTTCGCTCGTCTCGCGCACCTCGACTCGCCTTAACGTCTCGAATTGGTGCAAAAACGCCTCTACCTGCACTGCATTCAACATCGATGTACTCCCGCGCTGTGAAAAACACAGCATATCCGGGGTTCCTTAGCCCCCCGTAGGAGCTCTTTTTGGGTCCATGGGGGTACTACCCCCTACCCCCACCCCCAAAAACGCAGCCACGGCCCGATTTAACGGTCCTATGGGGATTCAAAAAGCCAGGGGTCGCACGTGTAATGGTATATGCACTGGAGTCCTCATACCCCACGTCCATCTGCCAACAGGTCCGGTACGCCAGGGCCAACCCATCTGCGTGGCGGAGCTACAACTCATTGATAGTCCGTCACACATCGAGCAATACCAAGGGTTTGCCTACGTCTTGTGTGAATTCTGTACATCACTTCGTCGTTTCCCTATCGAGGAAACGACTACGTTTTCCTTATTTTGGTGGACTTATCCACAGGTTATTCACACTTGTGTGGTTGCCTGTGGATAACCTGTTGATTTCTCAACCACTTTTGGAGACTGACCATGTCTGATCCCGACGACATTTGCTTCGACGGTGCTCCGGTTGTTCCCAGCAACTGGACTGATGAAGACGAAGCTGAGTATCAGCGCTACCTGGATGACCAGGAGCATAAGCACGAAGAACGTATTCGTGCGAGCTACGCCCTTCGCGGACTTGCCAACGTCTATTAATCAACCCTGCCCCGTTCGCGGGGCTTTCTTTTGGAGAAAACCATGAACCGCTTTGTTCTCGCCTTCGTCATGCTTCTTTGCCTCATCGGCACCTCTCTCACGATCATCGCCTTCGGCATCGGATCGCTGACTGGAGCTCAACTGATCGTCTCTCTCGCGGCCTTCATCTTCATCGGCTGGGTAGCCACTCGCGACCTATGAAAGCCGGTGAATCGGTGCGTTGTCCCAAGTGCGCTGGCACTGGGCTATTCCGCAACCTGGGCAAGTGCTTCACCTGCCTGGGTTCTGGCGTGATGAATCACCGCGACTGGAAGCGCTGCCAGGCGTACCAGGCTCGCTACGCTCCCGCGTCCCAGCAACGTCCGCTCGTTTGACGTTGCCTCTCTCGTAGCTCCGCTGCGTGCTTCCCTATCGGGGGAAGCACTCCGCTTTTCCTTTTTTCCGTGTTCCTTTGTTCAACTGTCATTTCAAGGAGATTCTCATGACAATCGCTCTCGCTTCTACCGTTGCCAATCCCGCCGCCCCTACCGAGGCTCAGATCTCGCGCCTAGTGGCTCTTGGCATCTCGTCCGTCCCGGCTACCCGCTCGGACGCTTCCAAGCTGATCTCTGCTGCGATCGCCCAGCGCGACATGCAGCCGGCCACTCTGGCCCAGATCGGTCGTGCTGCCGCTCTCGGCGGTCGTGACCTGCCTGGCGCCGGTGTGCGTGAGAAGTCCACCCAGATCTACCTCCTCGAGGCTCTGGTTGCCTTCGACAACGCTGCCGACGGGGCTGACGCCAATGCCTGCGCCGAGGTGCTGATCGCCCGCGTGCGTGAGCGCCTGGTCAAGCCGCTGAAGGTCACCATCACGGCACCGAGCGCCGACGTCGGTCCCGCGCCGATGTGATGCAACAACACCGGGGTTGGTTCGCCAGCCCTGGTGCTTGTTTCCCGCGGGTCACTCTCGGCCCAATCATTCCACGAGCAATACGGAAGTAATACGAAATGAATAACAAAGCCAAAGACCACTTTGAATCCGCCCGCGACATGATGGACAACATTCGGTCTGTCCGTGGCGACAACTACGCCCGCGCTGTCGAGGCAGCTCTGGTTACCATGAAGCTACGAGACCTGTTTTCGATGTGCTCTGAATCAGTGCCTGAAGAGCAAGCCGACGCCATCAAACTGATTGTCGCCAAGATGCTGGGTCAGTTGATTGCGCTTGCATCCATCAACGGTGGATTGGATACTGAATCCGCCGAGTCCGCCAAGGAACTGATGGGCTGGGCCGAAAAAATCTACAACGCTGAGCATGATGGCGCCGAAGCTGCTCTCAAGGGGGAATGACCGTGTTCCACCGCAACAATGAGCCTGGCCAGGTCTGCGACGGCTGTCGCTACTGGTCCGAGATGATCGCTCAGTCCAATGGTTCTGGCATCCAAGCGTACTGCCTGTGCCGTGAGTCACCGCGGTATGCCACCTACACCGTCAAGCGTGATTCCTGTGACGCCTGGCGTGATGGTTCCTGGGGCGCTGTCGATCAGCCCGGCGGCGATCCGTACACGGGTGACATGACGTGAACCGCGAGCAGTGCCAGGCCATCCTGGACAACATCGACCTGATCCGACACTACGCCGATGGCGGTGATGTCGGCCATAGGTTGCATGACTACCGAGGTGTCTTTGTAAAGCTGTATCCAGCCAAGAAAATCAACCTCGGCAATCTGCACCCAGGTGGCACGACCTACGTCAAGCTCAAGCCCAAGCTGAGATTCAACAAACACATCAACGCCTGGGAACGAGTCGAGCGCTCGTACTACGACCACATTGGCGAGAACGAGGTGCTGCCATGACCTGGCCGTTCCCGCCCTTCCCGCTGCCTCCGTACAAGGAGCCACGCGATCCCCGTTATCCATCTGACGCTGAGGAGGCTCCAATATGAAACTCTACGAAGTGCCAAGCAACAGCCGGATCCGTTTTGCTGACGGTTCCGAGCTCAACTTCGACCACATCGACGGAATGTACTCGTACTGCACCGACGATGAGGGTCATGTCTTCCACATCTCGGCGTTTGCCGAAGTCGAGATTGTTCAACAGGAGATCAAATGAGATACACAACCCACAACGACGAGTTCCCCGCCATCAACATCGATGGCACCAGCCTGCAAGGCTACATCGAGGCCAACTACCTGGAGCTGGTCGGCTTGTTTGGTCAGCCGATGCCCAGTGACAAGCACAAGGTCGATGCCGAGTGGAACATCATGTTCGAGAACGGCCAGGTCGCCTCCATCTACAACTGGAAGAATGGCTTCGCTTTCATGGGCATGGACGGTACGCCCGTATCCCGGATCACCATCTGGAATGTCGGAGGCAGGCGTCCGTCGATCGTTGACGAGGTCAGCCGTGTCCTGCTCGAGGGACGTGGAGCGTTGGCGTGAACATCCTCGTAACCAACATCGAGGATGAGTCCGCTCTGTACTTCATCCGCGAGACCGCTGTACTGCGGTCCCAGGTTGAATACCTGACGACGGCGCTCAAGGATTTGCTTGAGATGCCTGAATACGACGGCACACAAGCGACCAGCCAGGTCCGTCTGCGCGCCAAGAACCAAGCCAAACGTGCATTGAAAGCAGTAAATGAAACCAGTAGTTCACTTCCGGGGTAACGCCAGGTTTTTCTCCGGCACCACCGACAACGGTGACGAGTTTGAGTTTGCCCGTGTATACGCACTCGACCACCCGCGCCTTGGTAAGACCGATGTCCGCACGTCGGTAATCGTGCAAAAGTTTGATGATGGTTCGTTCGAGACACTGAACACCATCTACAAACCCAAAGACTGATACCGCCAACTGTTTCCGTGATCGACAGCCCCGCACGCCGGGGCTTTTCTTTTTCATCATCCACTCTTGGATCAATCATTCCATGAACACAACTCCAACCAGCGTTCACGACGCATTGCGGCGCATCACCTCGCTGCTGACAGCCGTTGGCCTTGACATCGAGGAATACCTCGAGCAGCCAGCGAATTACCAACCGGAATACTTCAACGACGTGTTGCAGGCAGTGCTTGACGCCCAGCTTCTTGTCGTCTGGACCCGTGACCAAATGAAAGCCAAGTCATGAACACAACTCAACTCAAGCGTGTACGCCGTCTGTTTGCCAACTACGACTGGACACCGGAACAGCGCCGTGTCTACGTCCGCAAATGGGTGCAATCGGTTCGCTATCTCGGTGACCAGTGGCTGCTGGCAAAGCAAGTCCCCAATCTCTCTCGCTCCGAGTGAGACCCGCTACACCCCTCCTTTCGGGGAGGGGCTTCGCTCTTCCTTTGATCCTTTGATTCCTTCCTACTGATTCCTTGTGCTCTCCCTCTGTGTGGCCCGCTTCGGCGGGCTTTTTCTTTTTCAGGAGACCTAAATGGAACTCTACAAACTGCCGTTCATTGTGCGCGGCATTGAAAGCCACGAGACCCGGCATGCAATGGCGCTGCGTTTCGTGAAAGTGCATCAGCGTTATGGCTACCAAAAAGCCGGCGCAATCATGCAGTCGCTGGCAACAGCGATCAACTCCCTCCGCGGCAAGATCGGAACTCTCGTTGAGTCTGATCCGACGCGTGAAGATCTGGTTAAACAGCACGACGCAATCTGTGATCTGGCTGACGTGTTCGATACCCAGCTTCGTCACAAACTGCGCTACCTCGGATATGTCCGCTTGATCTACCAGGTCAAGGTGAAACGTGCGCTTGGCACAGTGCGCAGCTTGCGCAGCTTGCGCATGGTCATGTCCGAAATTAACGGCATCGACTGGACGCAATACCTGGCTTGCGTTGACTGGATGAACAACAACACATCCGGCGTCAATCGCTGCGATCATTGCGAAGACTGGGAGTACACCGACAAACGTCGTGATGCGCTCGACGGCGACATGGAAGAATGCCAGATCTGTCGCTCCTGCGTTGACAACAACTTCCGTTACGTCGATCGATACGATCGATATGTTCACCATGACGATGTTCGTGCCGCTAGAAATGCTGACGGTCTTCAGACCCTTATTCATTACAACGACGAGAACTTCCAATACAACGAGGACCATGACTTCTGGGCTCACGTTGACTACGTTCCGCCGCCACCGCCTGTTATTGGTCGCTACCACGAGAGCAAAGCGTATCACCGCATCATCGTTGACGAGTGGTCGAAGCTGCGTCATCGCTGGTTCGGCGTCGAGCTTGAGGTCGAGATCAAAGATCACCAGATCGACAAGCAGGAGAAAGCTCGCCAGCTCAACGATCTGATCAACGGCGGCGAACGCGGCAAGCGTGTGTTCTTCGAGGCCGATGGTTCACTGACCAACGGCTTCGAGATCATCAGCCAGCCGATGTCTCTGCCTGCTCATCACGATCTGTGGCAGTGGCTGCGCGATCGCGATGCTGTGAAGTATCTGCTGTCGCACAACACGCGCACCTGTGGCTTGCATGTCCACGTCAACAAAGACGGGCTGTCGCAGATCCAAATCGCCAAGGTCGTGACGTTCATCAATGACCCTCGCAACGAGCAGATGGTCCGTGCTATCGCACGCCGCTACGCCGAAGGCTACTGCAAGATCAAGGAGAAGGAATTGAGCACAGCTCACGCCTCGTCTGATCGGTACGAAGCCGTCAACGTCAGCGGTCGCAACACAATCGAGTTCCGCATCTTCAAAGGCTCGCTCAAGTACGAGTCGGTTGTCGCTGCCATCGAGTTCTGCAACTCGCTGTGCAACTTCGCCGCTCTGTCTTCCACGAACGACGTTGCGTCTCTCACCGGTGACAACTTCATCGACTACATCAACAACGATGGCGCCGCTGAGTCCACCACCCTGCGTCCGTATATGAACGCCGTTCTTCAATCTGCATAAGGAAATCGAATCATGTGTCTTTTAGTCAAGCAACCCGCCTCCACTGAGTTCACTCAGGACTTCATCGAGGACGTGTACAACAAAAACAAAGATGGCTTCGGCATCATGTACGCCGAAGACGGCAAGCTCCACGTGTACAAATGCCTGCCGACCAGCGGCAAGGATATGTACGAGTTCTACATGGCGCACGGCCAAGGTCGTGACTGCATCTGGCATGCCCGTATGCAGACGCACGGCGACATCGACCTCGACAACTGCCACCCGTACAAGGTTACGGACGAGATCTGGCTTGCTCACAACGGCGTGCTGTCCACCGGCAACGCCTCGGACAAGTCCAAGTCTGACACCTGGCACTTCATACACAACGTGCTGAAGCCGGCGCTGTCGTTCGATCCCGACCTGATGCTCGATCCGAGCTGGCAGGAGATGATCGGTCACATCATCGGCGGCGGGAATAAGTTCGGCTTGGTCCGGGCTGACGGGGAGATGGTCATCATTAACGAACGAAGCGGAGTTAACTTCGTGGGAGCCTGGCTGAGCAATACGTACGCCTGGTCTACCACGAAGTTTGGTTTTCGTTCGTCGTACCAAACCCAAGGCTACGGCGGGTACTCGTCCTACGGACAAGGCCAAAGCACGTACGGAGCTCGATCGCTCTGGGAAGACGAAGGCGGAGCGTACAGCGACTGGTGGTCGCGGAGCCAAAACAAAATCGAAGGCAAAACAGCCATCGCTGGCACCACAGTCAACACCAAGTACACGGAAGAAGAAGCTGCGCAAGATCCTGACGGCAGCAACGCGGTCGATCTGACGCCCACACAGATCCGCCCCATGATCCGCGCCGCCTTCAATGTCTGGATGCGCAACGGCCTGGCCGGCGTCGAGCACTGGTGCAAGCAAGTGCCGCACAAAGCAGCAGCCATCCTCGGCTACTGGTACAGCGACGTCGATGACCTGGCACGGTTGGTAGAGGATGACCCGGAGGAAGCCGCGATCTGGATCGAAGATCTGTTCCGTACCGACAGCGTGACACCGACGATGCTCAACTGAGGAGAGTCATGGATCCCTGGCAGCAGCATGTCTCGCTCGAGATAAGCGACTCGCTCGGGGATGATGAGCGCCTCCTGGAAATTACGGAGGCGTTGTTGTCCATGCACATGGCCGACCTCATTCCCGGCGACATCTCCGACCAACTCTTCAACCAAATCGATCTGACTCGAGAAGGAGGTGAATGAACCTGATTACGTCAGGCACCGAGGGGCTTCGGTCCGTTGAAGGTGACCTGAAGAACAAGCGACTTGTCCTCGCACACAACCGACTCAACCGGCGGTATCAGATGCCGCGCTTTCAAATCTTTCACGCAACAGGAGGCTTCGGCTGTCAGGAAAACAGCCTTGGTAGTGCCGTCTTCGGAATCCATATCGCTGACGGCGAGAGCGCTCGATGGAATCGCAATGACTTCATCGGGATTGCAGACGACGACCTGGTCAACCGGGCGCTCGAGGACACCACGCCAGTCGAGGGCATCGATCTCGACAAGCGTGTGTACTTCCTCATCGCCAAGGACGGGTCAACTGAAACAGGAGACACGATCGAACAAGCACGACAGAGACTTCGCCGCATCACTAGCGCAGCGGTTCGGGTTGCGTATCACGCGCATCCCGAATCCGTTGTCACCAACTTTGGATTCCTGAGCTGGCCCAAAGGAGCCGAGCCTGTCGAGGTAAAGATCAAGTCGAGAGGAGGAATTTGGATCGACGGAAATTAGACATCATCCGCACCGTGGAGGGACTTGGTTACACAATCGAGTCCATCTCACGGCCACGTAGTTCACATTACCACGTAGTAGTATCAAATGGAAAACACAGCATCAAAGCAATCTTCTCTGGATCAGCAAGCGACCGCCGAACAATGCTCAACCAGAAGTCGCAAATTAAAAGGGCGTTTGCCCAAGTTGAGCAGACTGGAAGCATCCCGCATGCTTGCCGAGTACAGAGATCCCAGGGTCAAGCTCAATGAGCTGGTTAAACGGTACGACATCACAAAGCAGACCATCCGAAAGTACGTCAAGCAGTCCGGCATGAATGTTCGGTACAAGGAGCGCGGTCGTCACAACCCGATCACCACCGAAGAATCCGATCGCATCATGAGCCTGCGCGAGATGGGACTGAACCAGCGCCAGATAGCGCTAATGGTGAACCGTTCTCAGACCGGCGTATCACGCGTTATCAAACGCCGTGAGCTCGAGCTAGTGAACACGCCGCCCAGCCTGTGGCAGCGTATCAAGTGGCTGTTCAAATGAAGACAATCATCCACGTCAACCAGCACGTCATCAAAGCCAACCGCAAGAACGGCGTATGCGAACCTACCCTCACGGTCAAGACCTACAAAGGGACGACATACGCCAGGGAAGCCAAGCTGACAGGCCCTG